ATCCTCACCGCCTCGACTAATTGCTCAATTTATAATTTTGCGGAACAATGATAACTTTGTTATCATTGTATACACTTATCTTCTTTATGTCAATATGAATAATAGAAAATCATACTTAATTATGATATAATCATTAATAATTTTAATACACGCTTAACGCTTGCTACTCTAATTATTCTTTTGTAGACCAACTAAGGAAGTCAATAGTTATTTTTAAAAATTTTCTAAAATTTTTTCAAGTAACAAAACTTAAAAAATGTGCATAGCAAACAAGCCTCATATACTTTCATTTTTTGAGGCAACACTTTTAATAGTTTATGCGACTAACTTACTCTTTTCTCCTACTTTCAATTTTTTATCATTCAAAACTTTATCTCCTGTCAGTAAATAATTCCGACGCTACAGTCAGTTTTATTTTGACTCAGTAGATAATTAATTTCAATACACTGGTCGAAAATAGGGTTTTATCATTTTTAAAAAAGCAAAATCCTGATAAACTTCTAAATTAGAAATCTATCAGGCTTTAATTATTGTATTAAATTAATTCATTTACTCTTTTTTGAATAACATAATAATCATATCCAGCATTAGTTAACCTTCTTTTTCTCTCTTCTCCATTCCCCCATTTTCCACTTATAACTTCTCTTGCTAATTGGTCGATTGTCTTTCCGACTGGATATACTATCTTGCCATTAGCATCGAATACTTTTAATCTGAATCTATCGGCACATCTTTTGGCATTTTCTAAATTCTTAAATGCACCTTTCTGGCTTTTTACATCAGACCAAGATTTTCTAACTCTATATAGTCCACCTGTTGGTTTACTAACAGTATTATTGCCTCTTAGTCTTTTATTAACTTCATTTGCTATATATGGAAACTTACTTCCTAGATATGGACCAGGACAGTTAGTGTTTTTATACCACTCGTGTTTTTGAAGAACGCCATCCTTACCTCCTGTATAGGTACAAGGATAGATTCCATTTCTCCTGCAGATGTCTGTTACTAAATCAATTAGTCTTTTTAAAACATAATCAGAAACTAACCACTGAGGACCTCTTGTAGAGTTCCCTACTTCAATTGTGACTGCTCGGTTATCACACCAGGAAGATGAGGTTGTCCACGCTCTGTTAGATTCATCAACCCCTAAAACAATAACTCCGTCTGAACCTAAGTTGTAGTTAGCTGATGCTCGTCTTGACCTTGGCACAAATACTCCAGCAAGATTTCTACCATTTATAACTCCAGCTGCGTGGTGGATAGCTATTTTAGTAATCTTTTGATTTCTTCTACCGCTATGGTTAGGTGAGAGAATTGTTGCTTGTACTAATGGGCTATTACTCATTTATTTTTCCTCCTTGAATTGTTCCAATACTCTTTTTAATTTTTCTGGTACTGGCAAACCTAAAGCTACAGAATTTTCTAAAATAGAAAGACCTTCATTTGCTATATAAAAAAAGATGATGGCTGTTCTTATCATTGTTCCATCACCTTTAATTAAATTTACATCACATAGGTTTGCTATTCCTACAACTATAAAAATCATAATCTTTTTAGCTATCCCTTTAAATCCTATGGATGAGGATAGCTTTCTTTCAACCCCTGCTCTTAAAACTCCTGTTAGATAGTCAGCAATCACAAAAGCAAGTAGTGTGTATATAAAAGCATCTACACTTCCAAGATAAAATCCCAACCATCCTCCGATAGCTGTAAAACATACTTTTAGTATTTCAAAGAATTTGTTCATTTTATTCCTCCTCAGTTAATGTATAAGTTATTTTCATTGTCTTATCTGCCGTTTTTAATATTGGACTTGATAGGTTATTAATTGTTCCAAGATATTGCGTGTGAAGGAATAGAAGTTTATAAAGAGTATAACTCCCATAACCAGAATCTGTATCAAAACCAATCATAAATGGACCAATATTAATTAAAGGTGAAGTTAAAAACTTCATATCAACAGTAGCTGTATAAATAACATTATCATTTTTATCAATTAAAAATTGTCTGGTTCCTATATAATCCCCATATTTGTAAAAATACTGATTTGTATATTCTCCTCTTAATATATCAACTTCGCTTTCCAAATTAATCAATGTAATGTCCACTGGATTATTAATATTTATTTTATAAACACCATTTTTTTTGTAATTTAAACAATACAAATATTTACCTCTAACCACACTCCCTATCGTCCTATAATGGCTTTCATTTTCAGAACTTGGATATCTACCTATTATTTGCAGTTGTACATTTTCTAACACCCACTTATCTTCTGTAAATGAAAAATCTTCCTTCTTAATCTTTATCGTATATATTTCAGCATTTCCCCTGCTGTTCGTTTCCCCTACCGTTGAAAATCCATACCAATATCCATCTTCCCCATCATGGAAAGAACAGTTAATGCTATATCTACTAGGGAAAAATTTTTCAGGTTTAATGTAATTTACTTCAATATCTTGTGTAGGCATATCTAGAATCGTATCATTAAGTCCTAAATTAAAAAATGACTCCCTAATTTTAGCTATTTGAATTTGTCTATCGGGCATAGGCCAAATAGAATAAAAACTTTGGTCTTTTAAGTTTACTTCAACAAGACCTGCATAATAAGATAGAACAGCCTTGTCTGTTTTTGTACTAACCTTATTTAACATAAGAATTCCTGATTCTCTGTCATAAGAGTTCCCATAAAAGCTTTTGCCTCCTCTATAATGAGTTAAAGCTAAGGATGAAATCCTTCCATTTCCTTGTGAAGTTGAAAAGTCCCATACAAATTTATATCCTCTATCTATTGGTTTGGATTCCGTCAAGTTCGCAGATCCTCCTTTGGCATTGTCAGTTTCATTAACGTCATTTGATGCATAACCAATAATTGGATTGTCTGAGGGTGCAATTATCTTATTCTGATCCTCTTCTAAAGGATTTTCAAATAGCAGAATCCCACCATAACATTTATTAGCTATGGGAAATATTTCATCTTTAAACTTAACTGTTCCATTATCTAAGGGATACATAAGCCCTGATGGATTGAGCCTTAATAAATCTGGCACAGCATTCGTTATTAAGTTTTCATCTTCATATATCTCCTTCCTATTTGTCCTCACATCAGTTAGTTCAATGACTGATTTACCCTTGAGCATTTTCTTCTTCCTCCTTATCTTTAAATTCTGTAGTGATTTCTTCTTTATATTTTTCAAGCATCAATCCTTGATATTTAAATCTTCCTACCTTTTCATTAAATACTAGTGACCTTGGGACTTGTCTTTCTACTTTGTAGTCTGCTTTAAGTTTCCTAAGCAGGAATGAATGACTAAGTTCTATTCTCTTCCAGGATTCATCAACTTTAAGCTTTCCATCCCAAGCCTCTGTAGAACCTAGAGATTGACCAGATATAGCTGCGATAGCATTATCTTTTCCAATCATTGCTTGTCCTGATTCAAGTCTAATAAGCACTGAAAAGTTGTTCATCGTCTTTTCCTGAAGTTTGGTTAATGGATAAAAAAGATTTAGAATGTGGTCACCACTTAGATAGGTTTCTTTTGGAATGTGATGTTCTATTTTTGTATCATTAAAAACATAAGTAACAACTAGCCTTGTTGGTATTTCAATGTTTTCAATAAAGTCCAATTCTTCTACTTCCTCTTTTTCTTCAAACTTTGGAGGATCATAGGATTTCCCTTCTTCATTTAAAACCTCTACTTGTTTCTTAACCTTTCTTGATATCTTTCTAGTTTTTTCTTCAGTATCACAGATGATATTTAACAAGATAGAGGCATTAAAAATTGCCTCCGTTTCCTTATTGGAGGCAAATTCTATACGAATAATTGGCGTATCTGTGGTAGAAAGGTTAAAGGCAGAATAATTGGAATAGGCATGAACAACTAATTTTTCAGATTCAATTTGGTTTAAAAGTCCTACTATATTTTTATCATTCTTACTCTTAGCTTTAGATAAATATGGATTCTTACCTACACCAAGAATCCTATGCTTACCATTTATCTTGTATTCAATGTCAGTAATAAGCCCTTCAATCTTTTCGTCTTCGTAAGAAATAGCTATTCTATCTCCTACATCAAGGCTGGGGTCTCCTATTGTTACCATATCAAAAGGTGTGTGATGAATCTTACAAATTTCAGTAAGAAGTACCTCACACATTCTTTTTCTTTTTTCTGGAAGTCCTAATTGCATTAAAGGATTTATTCCAAGGTTCATAGTTAATCCATCATCATTTTCTAAAGAATAGTATTCAGCTATTTTAGTCTTTGCATTTGTTGAGTTGATAGCCGTATATCTTGTTTTAAAATCTGATACAGATGAAGAAAATCTTTCTCTCGTTTTAATATCAGTGGATATACTTTCTGCATACTTCTTTAAAACCAACTTACCATCACGAGAAACCCCAGCAAAAGCACCAAGGGTCGATGCTATATAGTGAATAAAGTCCCTGTAAGTTTCAATATCATGGTCTTGGTAAATAGCCAGAACTTCCTCTCCATTTACAAAAGCTTTTACCTCATCTTCTGTCATGCCTAGTTCTACCTTGCACTTCTCACATGAAAGACTTAGTAGTTCAAAGGCTGTACCAAAGGTATCTGTTACTGGGAAGTTCTTATCAAACCTAAGCATATAGTCATAGCCTTTTAGTTCTAAAATCTTCTTAGACCTATTTGCTTCAGTGACATCAAAGATTCCCATTGGTATAGTTTCAATCTTTTTGCTTTCTAATTCTTGATGATAAAAAAGTTCTAGCTTTGAATCTTCTAGAGAATACCTATCTATATTTGAAAAAAGACTGATTCCAAACTCTCCAGCATAAACTGTCCCTATTTCAAGTTCAGAAGATCCAGAGCAGGAACGATGGATGTACCCAGACCCTTTAAGAATATCTTTATTGGTAAATGGAATGATTGTTTCATCTTTTAAGATGATATTTCCCGTCCAGTAAAATTTACGAGAGTTCTTTTTTATAACTGTTTTATATTCATTGCTTGTTGGATACATTAGTACTCCTCCAATGAAAAAGATACTTCCCACAATCCTTTATAAGAAGTATCTTTTATTAATTTGACTTGAAACTTGTCCATATACATTTGTGTCTCTTTTAGTTCCAACGTTTCTGTATCTAAGAATTTAACTTTAAGATTAGACTTGTTAGCAAGACCACTCAATATCTTCACAAGTTTAGGACTACAAGAAAAACCTACAGAAATACTTGCTACTTTATTTCTAACAATATCCCTTTGAATAGTACCTGCCTCTGTCTCTCCTCCAGTATCTGCTTCTATATCTCTAAACTCCAAATCATAAGAATTTGGTAAAGGCAGGTCTACTCCTTCAATAATTAAATATGTTTGATATTTCATTATACGACTACACCTCCATTCACTGCGTCGCTTTGCTCCTTGTTCATGGGGTGAGACTGCATCTGACCTACCAACAAAATCATAGATTTTGGGTCAGGTCATTATCTACCTCCACTTCTTAAATTCTTACGCATAGATGCATTAACAATAACTTCATCAAGGAGTGTGCCTCCAAGATAGACTGGTATGACAATATCTCCAGTATTTTCTGATTTTAAATTAATGTTTGCAAGTGCATCAGATATTTGTCTTCCTATATCAATTCCATTTACAGCAGATTCTTTATCATATCCACCTATGCCAACAGCTGATATATTTGGACTTAAAACCATATCACTTGCGACATTTTCCATAGAGGATTGTACTAATCTTCTGCTCTTTTCTATTCCATTAGATAAACCTTCCATAAAGTCTGGCATCCATGATTCATAGTCGGTAAGTGGACCAACATCTGGTACAGAGAAGTGCAAGTAAGACCTAATAGTTGATGCCACATTCGATACCGCAGATGTCACATTGCTAATCGCACTTCTAATCCCTCTTGCAATTCCGTTAATCATATCGGCTCCCCATGTATAGGCTTGGGATGCCAAATTCTTTATGTGATTAACTGCATTATTAAATCCATTTCTAATAGTGGACTGAATATTTGACATGGTCGATGAAATACTTGATCTCATAGAATTAAAGGCAGATGATACTGCTGACTTTGCACTATTTACTGCGGAGGAGATAGTCGACTTTATGGAGTTCCAAGCAGATGAAACTAAGGACTTAATGTTATTCATTGTTGATGAGATAAAGGTCTTTATCCCATTCCAGATTGATTCAAGGACTGTCTTAATAGAAGTCAAGATAGTCTCAATAGTCGTTTTTATATTGGTCCAGGATGTAGAAATAAATTCTCCAATGGCAGTAATGACTGTTGTTAAAAACTCTTTTAGTCCATTCCAAATGGTTTCAACTTTTACTTTGATTGCATCAAGAACTGTTGAAATTAAAGTCTTAACACCTTCCCAAGTAGTCCTGATAAACTCACCAACTGCTGTAAATACTTCTGTAGTTGTAGTTGAAATAGCTGTCCATATATTGGTAAAAGTAGTTTGAATTCCCGTCCATAGGCTTGTAAAGAATTCTCCTAAACTTTGCCATAGACTCTTGGCTCCCTCAATAAAGGTATTCCAAGATTCAGTTAGAAAGGTTGTTATAGATGTCCAGATAGTATTCCATCCTTCAGAAAGTCCATTCCATAGGTTGGCAAAGAAGTCCTTGATGCCATTCCAAGTATTCTTCACTCCTTCAATAAATCCAGCCCAAAATTCTGATAGAAAACTTGTAATATCAGTCCAAGTGCTTGTCCAAGATTCTGATATTCCTTGCCAGAGGTTTACGAAGAATTCTTTTATTCCATTCCAAATAGCAACAGTTGATTCCTTAATAGTTTCCCATATGGAGATGACCCCTTCTCTAAACCAGTCGCACTTTTTCCATAAAAGAACAAGGCCAGCTATTACTGCACCAATAGCAATAGGAACAATACCAATGGCTGATACTACTGCAGTGATTGCTGGTATAAGTGTACCTGTAAATATTCCTACTATCTTAGTAATTCCTCCTACTATTAGAGGTCCTTTGGTCATAATAGTACCTATTGACCAGATAAGTTTTCCTACAATCATAAGTACAGGTCCAAGAGCAGCTATAAAAAGGGCGATACCTGCAATAATACCTTTTACTGGTTCTGGAAGGGCATTAAGTCCATTTACCAGTTTTGTTAATATATCTACTGCTTTTCTAACAGCAGGCATTAAAAGTTCTCCAAAGGATATGGCTAATTCTTCTAAGGCAGATTGTAAAATCTTTAATTGACCAGCTAGGTTATCCTGCATAGTAGCAGCCATTTTTTCTGCTGTTCCATCTGCGTTATAGATGGCATCACTCAAACTGTTGTAGTCTTTCTCACTGGCATTTATAATTGCCAACATTCCAGACATGGCATTTTTACCAAATATCATGGATGCTGCTTGTGCTTTTTGAGTTCCGTCTAAATTGGCAAAGGCAACTCTAAAGGTGCTTAGAGTTTCATCAAGTGAAAGGCCCTGTACATCTTCAATAGATAATCCCAACATGGACATTCCATTAATAACTTCTTTAGTTGGTGATGCGAGTCTTGTTAGTCCAGACCTTAAAGCTGTCCCTGCTTGTGAGCCTTTTATTCCTGCGTTAGCCATTAAACCTATAGCTACTGCTGTATCTTCAACTGAATAGCCAAGTGTTCCAGCAATAGGTGCAGCATATTTAAAGGTTTCACCCATTAATGAAACATTGGTATTGGCATTAGATGATGCAGCAGCAAGAACATCAGCAAAGTGAGAAGAGTCTTCTGCTTTTAAACCAAAGGCTGTAAGGGCATCTGTGACAATATCTGAAGTAGTCGCTAAGTCCTCACCACTAGCTGCAGCAAGGTTCATGACTCCTTCAATACCACTAATCATATCTTTACTTTTCCAACCAGCCATTGCCATGTAGTTCATAGCCTCTGCCGCTTCAGATGCTGAGAACTTTGTCTTGGCTCCCATTTCACGAGCCTTTTCCCTTAGAGCGTCAAAGTCGGATCCTGTTGCACCAGATACTGCTTTTACCTTTGACATACCAGAGTCGAAATCTGATGCAGTCTTTACAGCCGCTACCCCAAGACCTGCTACTGCAAGAGATACTGGCATCATTTTTCTTCCTACGTTTTCTATATTTTGCCCTGTGTTTTGCCATTTTTCTCCAGTAATAGCTATGTTTTGAAGAGTTTGATTAGTGGTTGCCCCTTGCCTTTCTAGAGATTTAAGGGCTTGTTCTGTTTCAATAATCTCTCGTTTAAGGGCATCATATTGTTCTTGGGAGATCTTACCTTCTGCAAGAGCCTGTTCAGCTTGTTTTTGTGCCTCTTTTAATGATGTTAATTTGTTCTTTGTTTCTTCTAATGTCTGTCCTAATAACTTATGCTTTTGGGAGATAAGTTCAGTGTTGCCAGGGTCAAGTTTGAGAAGTTTATTGACATCACGAAGTTCAGACTGAGTATGTTTAATCTCCGTATTTACTTGTTTTAGTGCAGTCTGTAATTT